GACCGATGGATTTACCGTCCAAGGGATCGAAACCGTTAGCGTCGATTCGTCGCTCCCGTCCGTCGCGGTAACCGTCCGCTCTTGGACGATATCTTTAGCAAGCGTCGAGGAATACGTTCTAACCGTGATTAGCGATCCCGCGGGGAGCGACGCTACCTTCGCGTTTACTTTTACAGTCGTCGAAGACGACGCTTTGATCCTACCTCCGATTCCGCGTCCGCTCGCGTCGTGCTGCACTCGGACGACGTCCATAGGGAGGAGATGGAGGGACTCGATACCGGACGTCCATTCGATCCGGCGACGAATAAGGTTCGCGCGATTTAGATCTCGCGCCGCAAGTCTCGCCGCTTGGACCGCGCGAGTTACTCCGACCGCGCGGAAAGAGCGTTTGACTACAGGTTCGCCGTTCGTGAAAATCTCGACGTCGTTATATCGTTTCTGCCAATCCGCCTCGAATCCGGTTTCCGCGTTTAGATATTGGACTTCGACGGCGTTTACGCGATCGATTTTTCCAATCCATTCGAGCGAGACGTCGGACATATTCCCGACCGAAAAGACGCCGACCGTCGAAGACGCTCGATCGGGAATCATCGTTACGCGGTTCCCGATGATAAGAGCGCGAGCGAACGAAGAACGCGCGATCCCGGCGACGAGTTCCCATCCGCTTTGTATCGCATCGACGGAGAGTCCGATCTCCGCTCGCTTTCCCGCTCCCGCTTCCGGAAGTTCGTCGCAATAATCCGCCCAATCGTCGAAGGACGCGAGGTCGATATTATCGAGCGTCATTCGACCGCCGCGACCCATTCCGTATTCCTGAGAGAGAAGAAGATCGAGAGTATTCCAAGCGGGATTCGTCGTATAGACGGGAGCGGATCCGAAGTTCGGCGACGTTTCCGAAACGCCGTCCCAAATCCAAACCTTTCGACCTTCGACGTCCGCGGTAATCGTCGGCAAGGCTCCGGAGATTTGGTCGGAACCGTTTAACTTTATTCCGATTAGTGCTTTCGACGGATACGAAAGCGAGTCGCGCGTAATCTCGTTAATCGCATAGAGAACGGATTTCGACTCGCGATCGGGACTCGACTCCGGATACGCGGTCCGTCGTTCGAGTTCGATTTCGTAGAAACCTAGAGAAGGAAGGTTTATCGAGAACTGTCGAAGCGTGGGAGAAATCCGATTCCCGTCGAGACGAACAAGTCCCGAATACGCGGACCACGTTTGGGAACCTTGTTCTCGATATCGATATCGGAACTCCGTGAACCAATACGTCGGGACTCCGTTATCTAAATCGTAGAGTCCCGCGGGGAACTGTATTTGAACGTCGACGGAGTCGACCGCTTGGGACGTAATATGGACGAACGGCGTTTCGTATTCGAGGACGACGCTATAGGAGATCGCCGTCGTATTATCTCGGAACCCATCGATCGCGTCTTGGGTTCGATCTCCGAGTCGGACCGATATTTCACAATCGTACGACGACGCGGGATTCCCGTCGATTTGGATCCCGTCCGGAATATCGCTCCCGGTTAGATCGTCTCGCGCGGTCGTTAGTCCTCCGATCGATTGGATAGGACCACGCGAAACGAGAACGAGCATATAGAGAGCGGCGACTCCGTCCGCGCCGATCTTTTGAAAAGCGGAGATAAGATTCCCGGCGACTCGATGCGATCCGTATACGATTGGTTGGGGGATCCCGACGAGCGACGTATTTCTAAGTCCTTCGACGTTCCAAGCGGGAGTCGCCTTTTCTTCCGGAGGCGTCCCGGGCATTAGTAGCGCGGTTAATGCGTTACCCAAAAGCATCATTCCGAAACCGATAAAGATCGCGTAACCGAACTCGACTCCGTCCGGTATACGACTAAACGCGAGCGACTCGCCGATCTCTACCTCGCGCGACCAATCGTTAATCCGTCCCTCTTTACCGATCGCGACGTTCGACCATTTGGGAGCGTAATCGGCGACGGTCGCTCCGTCTTGGAGCGGGAGAACGACGACCGTTCGTTCCGTAGGCGAGAACGGATCCGGAACCTCGACGACGGTAACTCCATCGATCCTTATCTCGCTAAGAACCGAAGTCGGTTCCTTTGGTCTCATAACGCGACTAGCGATTCCCGCGCGGATATACGCTCCAAGTCGCGAGACGATTACTCCTTGGAGTTCGTGGGAATGGAGGATCTTTCGATCGCCTAGATATATCGCGACATGGTCGACGACTCCCGCGGATTTTTGCGAACAAAGAACGAGATCTCCCGCGCGAATCGATTCCCATTCGACCGGAACCCAAGAAGACTCCGCGAGCATTTTCGCGGGATCGGATTCGATCGGGACGTCGAGTCGACGATAAATCTCGACCGCAAGATCGAAACATCCCGTAGGTCTCCAAGGAGTCCCCAAAAGATCTTCGTAAATCGTCGGATCGATAATCTCGTTAAACACGCGCCGGACCTTTCGGAATACCGGGGAAACCGCCGAAGCGGTCGGGATGGAGTCTCGCGCGTCCGTTCGCTACTTCGTTCGTTCCATGAACGCGACACCCATTCGAACCGTTTAAAGTTAGATCGCAAGAAGACGGATCGAAATCCGGATTAGTCGCGGAGATCGCGTTCGGAAGCGTCTTCGGATATAAGCATTCCGGACCTCCGTAAACGTATGGACAACGTCCGCGCTCCTGTCGGATCGATGGGACTTGGCAGTCTAGGAGACCATATTGGGCGAGGGAGAACGTCGCCGCTTCGAGATTCGCCGCGACTCGAACGATTCTCCAAAGTCCTTTATCTATCGCGGTCCCCGCTTGCGTAGACCATAGATAAATCTGACAAGTTCTATCGAGAACGTTTCCGCTTTCGAGTTCGACCGCGACTTCGCGCGTTACGTTCCCTACGATCACTTGTGGTTGGGGGAGCGTCGACTCCGCGTCGGCATCGAGACCGGAGATTCCGATCGGGAACGGACTATAGGTTTTTCCTCCATACGAAATCGCGACGTCCGATCCCGCGAGATAGAACGCCGACGCTCCGTTTCGATCGATGCGGAATAGCCACGAAAACGGATAGATCGAACGACGTTCGTTCTTCGCGATATAGAAGGACGCGGGGAGGTTTTCCATTAGAGGACTTCCTCGACGTCCGCGGAGGCGATCCATACGGAGGGACCGCTCTTCGCAAACTGTAGATCGGAGGTGAAGCGGATTTTAATCGCGAGCGCGGTTTCCGGATCGGTCCAAGAGAACGTCGCGAATCGTCCTTTAACGTTCGAGTTTAAAGTCGCTAGAGACGCTTTTTCCGACTCGTCTAGCGCGGTCCAACGAAACGACCATTTACGGCGACGTCGAGACGAACGCGGATACGCGACGCGGTCTCCCGAATCGGAAACGAACGTCGTTACGTCGTAGTTATCCGCCGTTTCGAGGTTCCACGACGGATTAATCGGAAGACTATAGGCGGTCGCGTTTTCCTCCGTCGAGACGCTCGCGGTCGTATACGACGGAACCGTCGAGAAGGTATAGGACGGCGTAGCGGAAGTAATGTTCGCGAGCGGACCGATATCTCGGATTCGAAGATTATCGAAACTATTAGGAGCGAAGTAAGGAGGATCGGGATTAAACTGTAGTCCCGCTATTCCGTACCCTAACGCTCCGACATATCCGGGACGGTTAATAAAACCGACATACTTTTGACCACTTGCCCACGTTCCCGTATTCGCGGGAGTTTGGTTCGTATCCGTGAAATATTGCCAAGATCCGATCGGAGTCGACATACCGATAGAATGCGGCGTCCCGGTAGCGTCGATAAAAGTAACTAACCACGACGCGAGACTATCGTTTACGAAGAAGGATCCGACCGCTTTTATCTTCCATCGTTCCCCGTTCGCGGCGGTCGGAAGCGGAACCGACGCTCCCCCGATATCGGTAAACGTAGGCGACGCGAAGGACGAGGTTTTATTTATCCGAACGAGACGTCCCGTCGTCGTCGTTCCGGTTCCTCCGGTCCTTGTGATTAGAGCGGCGTATCCGCTAACTCCCGTATCCGGAGCGGCGAACAAGAGTCCGAGATAAGTCGTATTCCAAGGAACGACCGTCGTCGGATTATAAAACGTAGTCGAGTTCTCTTGTCGCCTCCAAACTAGATCGGCGGAGATCTCGACGGTTTTCGCGTTATTCGCATCCCCCGAGAGCGCGGAAAAATAGTCCGTCGCGAGGATTACTTTTCCCATCGAAGGAGGAGATCCCCACGCGTTTCCATACGATAGAACTCCCGTAACGAGATTCGGAGCGGGAAACGGGACTCCGTAATAATAGTCGTATCCGTACGATCTCCATTTGGTCGGATACGAACCTAGCGAGATATAACCGGGGATCGTCGAACTAAAGTAAGTATCGGAAACAAGAGTAATACTCATCCGACGCCTCCCGACGAAGTAACGACGCGGAGTCTTTGTCGCGTCGATGGATCCGAAGAGAGAAGCGAGAGGAGAGCGGATTTAACCTCGCGAGCGGTACGCGCGGGATCCTGCGCTCCATTAACCGTTATAGATACGTTACCGATCGAAGGACTCGACGCGGACGAGCGCGACGCCGTAAGAATGTTTCCCGCCGAAGACGGGACGAAGATTTCCGGACCGCGTTCGCCGACGCGGATCGGCGCGTTACCGGGAACGTAACCGCCGCTCGCGTAACCGTCGATCCCCGCTAACGCCGCTTCTTGGGAGGATAGCGCGGCGATTTCTTCTCCCGCGAAGAGTCCTCCGAGAAGACCGCTTATGAACTTCTTTAACGCTTCGGTAGCCATCATTCGACCGACGTCCGCGATAATGGATCCGACCATTCGAGTAAACGCGCGACCGACGTTTTCCGTACCTCGAATCACGCTTTCGAACGCGTCGATAAACCGATCGGTAATAACTCCCGCGATCGCGTCGAGTTCGGCGTTCATTCTCTCGACTTCCGTTTGCATTTTTTCGAGACGCTCTAACTCCGCCGCGTCGACGGAATCGCGATACGCGAGATACGATTCGGTTTGTTTCGCGATCGTTTCATAATGGAGCGCGAGTTTCTCTTGTTCGAACCGTTCGAAGTCCGCCCAAAAATCGTCCCAATATTCGTTCTCCCACGCGGCGAGTTCGCGGAAAACGTCGCGCAAATCTCGAAGCGTATCGGCGACTTCGCCGTTTAACTTCTTTCTCTTAGCGGCGTTCTTCTCCGCGTCTTCCGCGCTCTTACGATCCGCTTCCGCGTATGCGTTCCAAATCTCTACGATCTCGTTCCAAGTCGCGACGTCGATCGCGTTCTCTACTTGGCTAAAGGATTTCGCGAGATCGGAGATAACTCTCGCGACCTCGTCGCTATTATCTTTAACTTCCTCCGTCGCTTTCGCGACGAGTCCGAGACTTTCGAAGTTCGCTTCTAACTTGGGAAGTCCTTGGGTCGGATCTTTGTAGTAAGCCTCTCGATTAACTTTTATAAGTTCTTCGGTCGCGCGAATGCGAGATTTTATTCCTTCGATTTGTTCGTTCCGCGCGATACGTTCGCGCTCCATCGCGCGCGTATCTTGATAAAGAAACGCCGCTTTCGCTTGTTGTCCTAGCGCGGAACTCGCGATCTCTTGGAGATCTTTTAGTTCGAGTTTTAGAGCGGATACCGCTTCGACTTGTGCGGCGATATGCGGCGGATCGGGGATTAGATTCTCTAAACTAAT